GTGGGAACCTTTAGGGTCGATAGGCTCACCAGACCGTCTTGATGCTTTAGTTTGGGCTTTAACCGACCTCTCACTTAACGGATACGCAAAACCACAACTAAAACTAGCGTACTCCAGTGCCAAAGGTTTAATGTAATAAAATGGCAAAGAAACTTTCAGAAACTGAAGCAACCCAGATTTTAGGGATTGCAGGAGAAAACACACAAAACGGTAATATTCGTGCAGACGAGTTCCTACCTGAGTTACGTGGCAAACGTGCTATACGTAAGTATCGTGAGATGCGTGATAATGATAGCACTATCGGTGCTGTTATGTATGCAGTCGAGCAAATTCTCCGTGATGTTGACCTGAAAGTACAAGCTGCCAATGAAAGCGAAGAAGCTCAATCAGAGGCTGACTTTGTAGAATCTGTCCTAGAGGACATGGATCACACGTTAGATGACCACATTGCTGAAGCTCTAGCCTTTTTGTCGTATGGCTTTTCTTGGTTTGAGGTGGTGTACAAGCGGCGTAATGGCCCAAACAGCCGATCTCCCAAAGGTAAGTCAAAGTATAGTGATGGTCGTATTGGTGTCCGTAAGATTGCCTCTCGTGCGCCTTGGACTATTTCGACATTTGACATAGACAAGAAGTCTGGTGATGTCTTAGGTATCAACCAAGAAGGTTCGGGGTTTAACAATACTAACTATATTCCTACTCGTAAGTCTCTATATTATCGGACTACAGCTATTAACAATGACCCTTCTGGTCGTTCTATACTACGTAATGCGTATACTTCTTACGAGTACCTTAACAACTTGCAGAGTATCGAAGCTATCGCAGTTGAACGTGAGCTTGCGGGTATTCCTGTTGCTCGTATTCCTGCTGAGTATCTTAGCCCTGACGCTACTTCCGCACAAGCTCAATTTGTCGGAAACCTGCAGCAGATACTACGAGATGTTAAGTTTAACGAGCAAGGATATATTGTCCTGCCCTCAGACACCTACCCCGATAAAGACGGAAGTCCTACCTCCCATCGGCTCGTAGATGTAGAGCTTATGTCGTCAAATGGTAAACGTAACATAGACATTGATCCTATTGTTCGTCGTTACCAGCATGACATTGCTCGTTCAGTCCTTTCAGAGTTTCTTATGCTTGGTGGCGGCAACACTGGTTCGTATGCCCTATCTAAGTCTAAGACAGACCTGTTCCTCCGTGCCTTAGAGAGCTACATCCAAGCTATCGTCGATGTCTTAAATAAACAGCTTGTCGAACGCCTCTGGGAGTTGAACGGTCTGAACTACGACAACATGCCTCGCATTATTGCAGGTGACGTTGCTCCACACGACCTACGTGAACTTGGTAGCTACCTACGCAATCTTAACGGTGCAGACATCAACTTGGCAGACCAGCCTGACATTGTTAACTCTTTGTTGGCTAACGCTGAGTTACCTGCCCTTGATCCTGAACTATATGCAGAAAGCCGTGGACTTGCACAACAGCGTGAACGTGCTTTAGCTGATTATTATGATGGCCCAGATAATAATGTTGTAGGCGCACCACAACAAGAAACAACTACAACAGAAGAGAGTTAATCATGGCAACCCTAGCAAATGCCGTATTCGACAATGGATTGTCAACACTGACAACAAACGGCACTCGTATTGACATCTGCACAACAGAACCTACAAGCTACGCAGAAGCAACCTCTACTTACACTCTAGGTAATGATTCTGCATTGTCTATTGGATCACCTGCAGATCGTACTGGTGGTGGTCGTGAAGTCACTGTAGCTTCTGTATCTGACGCAAGTGTAACAGGAACAGGCACTGCTGCATTCTATGCTATTACAGATGGCTCTGCTAACCTATATGCTACAGGCTCTCTTAGTGCATCACAATCAGTAACTTCTGGTAACACCTTCTCTCTAGGTTCGTTTACTATCGGTATCCCTGATCCTGCATAGGTAAACAATGACGCAAATAGTCTACCCTTTACGTGCCAAGATGACGACTGCCACAACTGGTACTGGCTCAACACTTACTTTCGGTAGTGCTGTTGACGGATACCAAAGTTTTGCTGATGCTGGAGCGTCTGGTAAATATATAAAGTACACTATAGAGGATGCTAACGGCAACTGGGAAGTAGGTACTGGTAGCGTTTCTAGTAATGGTGCGCAATTATTTGCACGTAGTTTTTACAGCATCCAAGCTAGCACTAGCAGCGATTCATTCGGAAACCCTACACCTATTGATCTAAGTGGTGATGCGGTAATTTATGCTACAACTGCTAAAGAGGAACAGTCTAGTAGACAATTATTGTATTCTGATATTGTTAGTGACGAAAGTAATTGGAGCTATGATTGGAAAAGAGGGTCAAGTGGTTCATCCTCTAGCAGCGCAACAGAGAATTACACAAAATACGAGGTTTTACTAGATCGCCTTACTCCTGTTTCGGATGCTAGGATTTACCTAAGAATAAGATACAATTACTCTACTTCACTTAATTCTACAGAAATTGGTACTTCTTATCAGGGTCAATATATAGAGACTAGTAGTTCAACAGACTATGCAGCCGCCACAACAGCCTCTGTTCACTACTTGAGTAGATACACAAATGTTGGTGGTGGCACTTATGAAGCTGGTTGGTCTGGTCAAATAACATTGATGACACGCACTTCACCCTATACCCCCACAGCGATACAATATCAACAAATCCATTCTGTTGGCGGTTATGTTAGTAGTTCTGGCGCACCAATAACCCACCAAGCCTTTACTGAGTATCAGAATACAAGTCGTCAAATTCAGGGTATTTATTTGTACGCCAGCACAGGTAATTTACAAAGTGGTAAAATCAGTATTTATGGCATAAGGGACAATAATTAAAATGGCTGAAGAGGTAGAACAAACAGAAGCCGAAGCCAAGTACATTGATCCTGCTGAACTGGAAAGAATAGAAGCGATGGACGTACGTTGGGAAAGAGATCGCTTACTTAAAGAAACTGATTGGTGGGCTGGCTCAGATCACACAATGTCACAAGAGCAATCTGACTATAGAGTGGCTCTAAGAAATGTTCCACAGCAAGAAGGCTTTCCGTTTGAGATAACTTGGCCTACTAAACCTTAAGGAGTTAAATCATGGTAGGCTTCAGCCCACTAGGTTCTTCTCCACTAGGTGATGATGGTGTTGTTGTTAGCGTATATGCTGTAGACAACATTGTTACAGGTTCTCCTGTTGTATCTGATATAACACTTGTAGATCATGCTTTAGATACAAGTGAAGACTTAACTTCTGGTACACCTGTATTAGCTACTATACCCCTTCAGTTTGATAACAGTCAAATTGATGATTGGTACGATTACTTCTTTGAGCCTATCACATATTTAGGTGTAGAGCTTACTCAAGCCCACAGTTTATCTGCACAAGGGTTCACTGCTAGTAGTCCAGAAATACAGACTGTAAGTCTGACGATAAATTATCCTGTTACAGCAAGTAGCATTTTAACTGGACTACCATTACTAAATACTGCAGATTTAGCAGAGGACTACAATCTCACCGCATCAGCAGTCGTTACAGGTTCTCCTGTTGTGCCTGATGCAACGATGGCAGAAGCTGAAACTTTCTCTGCACCTAATTTACTCGTAGGTACACCAGAGGTTAACACAACAAACCTCACTCAGCTACACGATCTACCAGCTACAAGTATAGTTACAGATCAGTCAGAAGTCACTGAGACAACTTTAAGTCAAGATCACCAGCTTTCTCCAAGCTCTGTCGTTACTGCATCACCCGAAGTTCTTTCAGTAACTGCAACTATAGTTAGTACTATAGAGCTTACAGCTTCAGAGATACTAACAGGTACACCAGAGGTTAATACAACAAGTCTTGTCGAGACTTCTACCTTAAACCCTGAAGATATTTTAACACCTTTCCCAGACTTGGGAGAACCGATTGATCCAAACCAGATCATTCAACAAGAAACTAAGGAAATAGAGCAAATGTTCGGTGGTTGGCCTAGAAGAGCATATGAAGTCCCTGATGGACGATTGGTTCAAGCTGAACGTGAGATTGAAGCTACTTATGGTGACAGAGTATCTATTGACCGTAAAGCTAAATCTCTTATCAAGTTTGGTCGTTCTGCAGAGTTAGGTACAACAGGTTTAGAGACTGTATGGACAGTGGGTGGAGATGAAACATATGTTTCAAGTAACAGCATCTCTTACATTTCTTCGTCTTCAGCTTCTGATACACAACAAATTACTATTGAGGGTCACACAGTAAATGCTGATGGTGAATTTACTTTCGTGGTTCAGACTGCAACTCTAGACGGTCAAAATGCTGTTGCATTAGATACAGATGTTGCTCGTGTCTCTAGAGCTTACAATAGCGATAGCACAGAGCTTGCTGGTCGTGTTGTAGTATATGAGAATGCTACAGTAGTTGGTGGTATACCAACAGACGAAACTAAGATACATATTGACATCCCTCTAGGTTTTCAACAGTCCTTTAAGGCGGCTACAACCTTCAGTAAAGATGACTATTATCTTGTTACAGGTTTCTATGGTGCTGTTAGTGCTAAACAAGCCGCTGCTGTAGACTTTTATGTGGAAATTAGGGATAAAGGTAAAGTATTCTTACCTAAAGGTTGCTTTACAGCTTCTTCTACAGGTGGTTCTGTAGATATTACCCTTGATCCTGCTATACTTGTACCTAAGAATGCAGATATACGTGTTCGTTGTGAAACAGAAACAAATAATGCCGTAGTCTTCGGTATATTCAAGGGCTACTTAGCGAAGGTGCTATCATAATGCCATACTCACGTAATTCAGATTTACCTAAAGCTGTACGTCAAACCGTACCAGAAGAAAAGCATTCACAATTTCGTCGTGTCTTTAATTCTGTCTATGATGATACAAAGAACGAGCAACGTGCATTTCAAGCTGCATGGTCTGCTGTAGGTAAACTGGACGTAGAGAAAGGTCTTATGGACAGCCTACGACAAAAAGCCACAGAGTTTAACGAGAAGTATGGCAAGAAGCATGGTCGTGTGACTGCAGCTAAACTTAAGACAGTTTATGATCGTGGTGTTGGTGCATATAAGACCAATCCTACATCAGTACGCCCTAATGTCTCCTCTAAAGAACAGTGGGCACACGCAAGAGTAAATAGTTTCTTACGTATTATGCGTGGTGCTAAGTCTGCCACCCACGATAAAGACCTTCTACCGAAAAAAGATAAGATGTTAAAAGCACAATACGCAAACGATGTATTCACCACAGAGATGGAAGCTCGCAGCCGTTCTATGGATATGGGACTCGGTGGTGCGATCCATGTGCATGAGTACAATGGTCAAGCTGTCTATATGCCAGCTATTAACCACAATGAATACTTGGACTATTATGAAGACCTAGCAGAGCAGAATGAAGAGCTTATGGGGGTAGACTACCCAGAAGGTGAAGAAGGCCACTCAGTGAATCGCTTAGAGGCTCTCAGGGTCATTGTACAAGAGATTATGAAAGAAGAATTTGCCAAGGCTGAGTACCAAGGCGAAAAAGTAACTTTGAACAAGCCTCGTCGCCTGACAGAAGGTAACAAGAAGTTTGAAGTTTTCGTTATGGATGGCGACAAGGTTAAACGAGTTACATTCGGTGATCCTAATATGGAAATTCGTCGTGATGACCCGAAAGCTCGTTCTAATTTCCGTTCCCGCCATTCGTGTGATACTGCAACAGACAAGACCTCTGCTCGTTACTGGTCTTGCCGCATGTGGGAAAGTGATACTACCGTGTCAGAATTAACTAAATCAATAGAGGGGACTATTCTCAAGGCTGATGAAGAACAACGTATGGTTTACGGTTGGGCTTCAGTGGTTACAGAGAAGGGTGAACCTGTAGTAGACCGTCAGGGTGATGTTATTGAGCCAGATACTTTGGTTCGTGCCGTAAACAAGTTTATGGAACATGTACGTGTCGGTAAAGAAATGCACAAAGGGGATCAGATTGGAGCAGTTATTCACTCCATGCCCATCACTAAAGAGATTGGTGAATCCCTTGGCATACAGAGTGACCGTGAAGGCTGGATCGTAGCGTTCAAAGTCTATAACGATGACGTTTGGGCAAAGGTCAAATCTGGTGAACTAGCCGCCTTCAGCATTGGCGGTAAAGCAATAAAGGAAGAGTTTAATGGCTAACCTTTTGAAACAGCTTGAACTGGACGAACTGTCGTTGGTTGATCGTCCTGCCAATGCACAGGCTATGGTTTCCCTGTTCAAGCGTGACAACTCCGAAGAGGAACAAATGACAGATAACGTAGAAAAAATGTCAGACGACCTAAAGGCAAAACTAAAGCCTTACATGGACAAAGGCATGACAGAAGATGAAGCAATGAAAATGTACAACATGGACATGAAGAAGTCCGAAGAAGTTGTAGATGAGCTTGACCTTCTTAAAGCTGAGAACGATGCTCTCAAAATTCACAACGAAGATTTGCGTAAAGCTCTTATCGAAAACGGCTTTGTTATTAAAGCTGATACAATCGAAAAGAAAGTTGAGCCAGAGTACATTGAATACGAAGGTGAACAAATCAACAAAGCAGACGTACCTGCTGTTATTCTAAAAGCACTAGAAGAAGCAGAGTTTGCTAAAGCTGATGCAGAACTAACAAAACGTGCAACAGAAGCACTACCACACTTTGCAACAGACGTTGCTAAATCTCTTGTCGCAGAGTTTGGTGAAGTAGAATCTATCATGGAGTCTTTGAAAGCTGCAGACGCAACTTTTGCTGAGAACATGGAAGAAGTTGGTAAATCAGATGCGGATGGCGAATTTGCTACTGCCGCTGATAAACTAGACGCACTTGTCAAGTCCTACATGGACGAAAACAACATCAAGAAGAGTGATTACGCTAAAGCATATGCTGCTGTAGCTAAAACCGACGAAGGTAAAACTCTGATTAACAAAAGCTATAAAGGGGAATAATTATGGCTGTAATGACAACCCGTGACACACGGACATTCATTGCTGGCGAAGACCTATCGTCGGCACAATTCAAATTCGTAACATTAGAATCAGACGGTCAAGTCGATTTGGCAGATTCTGCTGGTGAAAACTGCATTGGCGTTCTATTGAACGATCCTGCTGCAGCCGAAGCCGCAACTGTAGCTATCTCTGGTAAAGTAATGGTAACTGCTGGCGGTACAATCGCTGCAGGTGCTGCTGTTGCAACAGATGCATCAGGTGATGCTGTAACTGCTGCTTCTACCAACATTATCATGGGCTATGCTACAGAAGCAGGTGTAGATGGTCAAGTAATCGCAATCGAATTGATCCAAGGCGGTAACGCTGCGGCGTAACCAGCATTAGAAAGGAATTAAACAATGCCATTGCTAACACCAAATTCGGTACATATTGACCAGCCGTTAACTAACTTAACGATTGCTTATGTACAAGACCAAGCTAACTTTATCGCTGATAAGGTTTTCCCAACAGTAGGCGTTCAGAAGCAATCTGACAAATACTACATCTATGACCGTGACAACATGAACCGTTCAGGTGATGTTAAGGCTCTTGCACCACGCACAGAAGTCAACCGCATCGGTATGTCACTATCAAACGCATCTTTCTATGCT